TTGACCTGGCCAGATGGCTGTCCAACAAGGTTGAACAACCACCCACCGACCATAGTGTAACCATTATACATCATGCTGTAATACCTTACCGTCCTCTCCTGAGCTGAATCAGGAAGAAAACGTTGACGATATTGCATCACGAGCTGGGCAATCCAAAGGGGATAATTTGCGTCCCAGGATGAACCATCTGCATGAAATCGCTTGTCACTGAACTCGGCAATACGCTGATACAACCACGAAATGGCAGTACCAGGCGTCATATAACGCACAAAGATAGGAGTGGCAAGTAACTTAGACATCAGATATTCATTCTGGTGATAGAATAGCATGGAGCCCACAACATACGCAGCCAAATTCGCGGGACGGAACAGCCGTGCATCTTTCCCTTCAGGGCGCAACTCATCCTTGACTGTAGCACCAATTATCTGAACGGATTCATCAAACTGGCGAAGACAATCACTGAAGCCGAACATGGTGTAAGCCATGCCCTTAGTTGGACACCCTAATTCTTGGTACGGGAACCCAGCCCCCTTATCTCGATGTTCAGAAGAGAACACGAGATCAGAGATTTCGATTTCCGAAGCCAATGTACTATGATTTCTCATAGCGGGAAAATACCGGTCCATAACCGCAAAAAAGTATGACGCAAATTGTGGATCCCCACAAACCTGGGTATGACAAAACTTCCCAACGCCATTCCACAACGACACGTCGTCGAGCGGTGCTTGCGAATAACCCTCGACGACACCGGCCTCACGCGTCGCTCTAGGAAGCGGACGCATACCAGGCCCTGGGCCTGCGACGAACGAAGCGAGGCGGGCCGGTAGGACGAGCTGGCGCTGATTCGTGCTTAGGAACCAGGGTATACTTAAGAGACTGAGAGCCGGCACCTCCGGCGAGGTCACGAAAAAACCGAGCCATCTCAAGTGTAACCGGAACGAAGGTCTTGTCGGCCGAATGAAAACCAACAATCTTCGAATCAACCCTGGCAACAACTGGAGCGCCACAAGAACCAACAGATGAGGAATAATTAGCGGTAGCAAGAGTGCCTGAAACCGATTCGACTGAACCGCAAGAATGGGAGTTATTGATGGCGTCATAAACGCCAACAACCTCACCAACTTTTGGTTCTCGCATCTGGGACAGCTTCAAGGCCGGCACTGAAGGAACAGAAATCGGCATGAAGGCAAGATCAATCGCTTCACCTAAAGGTGTCATAGGCACCCTACGTGGAGGGATCTTAAAAACCTTTCCTGTCGAATCAGAGAGTTGATTGGCCCCATACTTTTCTGAGAGAGCGTGACTGTTGCACAAAGTACCACCAGCCACACTCACAAAATGCGAAATCTTAGCACCATCTTTACAAAGAAACCCAACAGGGAAAATCTTTATGGAAGGATTTCCCGGCTGCTGTGCTTCTTGTTTAGGTGGTGATGGTTTCTCATCGACGCTCGTAGCATTTGAAGTGGTAGGTGCATCACCGGAAACCGGGGTGCTCGCATCACAACACGTGCTAGTCGTGGCGTCGTCGGAAGTAAGCTTTTCAAGAAAATCTTCAACAGCTGACAACCGAGAACTCAAAGAATATGGAGTCAACGAACCTCTAGGCTCAACAACAGAGCGTGGCTTGCTAACCGCGATCGAATTCGAAAGGGCTTCATCAGCAGGACTGCGATCATAATCACTATCGCTATCACTAGGCTGACTAAATCGACCAAAATGTTCCTCATCAGGCGAAAATTCTCGCGAACGCGGATCATCATCCTGATAATAATAGTAACCGGAACGATCATCATCATAATCAGGAGTACGAGCTCTCCTCAAATCACGCTCACGAGAATAATCAAAATCCTCCTCGCTAGGATAGTAAACCCAAGCACGATGACCTCTGGGTTCCTGTCGGCGCCGATTAAGACGTCGACCCACATCACGAGCTTCTCTCTCAGGCTCCTTATCCTTCCCTGTATCACCAGGATAACGCTCGGAGAAGGCACCTGGGGGAGAAGCAACACGCATCATTCCTCCCCTAACAAAGGGTTGAAATGGGTATTCATGATGTGAAAACCGTGCACGAGCGCGATCGCGCTTCAACAACTCCGCACCTCGAGCCATCGGATCGATAGCCTCGAAGGGTTGCACGGATGGAACAAAAAT